TGTCGAGCGGTTTTTTGGTAAGGAAAAGCGGCCACCGTATCACATCCATGAATTGTTGGCACAGTACGCTGAGAAGCATTTCAATGACTGATTAGAAACTATTATCAATCATTTGCCTAACAAAATTTTATAAAGGAGGATTTAAGAAATGAAAAAGCTTTTAGCACTGTCAGTAGTCGTATTCTCTCTGTTAATGGGCTGCGGTCAGAAGACCGATAAAGCGGCTTTTATGACGGCTTTTAGCGGAGCGCTTGCTGGCTGTAAAGGGGAAGTTGGTTGTATTACCTCGCTGAACGTAGCCTTGTATACCGGTCAATTCAGCGACAAGGATGATAGTTGGGTTTCTGTCCTGGCAGCTTTCTTCCCTTATGCAAGACTGGCGGCTGATGTTTTCAACACCGCGTACACAGGAGCTGGTGGCGGGGGTCAAGGCTTCGTTCTCAATCGAAGCAATAACAATACTTTCATTATGCCTCGTACTTCAGCGGATCGTGGGGCTACGGTAACAGCAAATTTTGACGCTACTACAAGCATAACCGAGACGCATTCGTATGAGAATATGTATAATCCTGATAGCAGCGTAAGATGGGATAAATAAAATTCAACTACCGTGTAGTCAAAAGGAGCAGGTAATGCAAAAACTTTTGGATCTCTTTAAAGCAGTTCGTGCTGGCGAGGAATTGAGCAATCCTGCTGGCTGGAAGAACGTACAGGCTACGACGATAGCCGTTGCGGTGCTTCTCGATCTACTCAGAAGGTATCTTCTTCCCGAGTTAGAGTTACCACAGGAGCTTGTGGACGAGGTAGTCGGAATCATCGTCAAGGCTCTTGGGGCTATCAGCTTCTATCTGGTGTACGCAACCTCGAAGAAAGTTGGCCCTGGAGGAAAGGAATAAATGGCTCACGGCAACGACAAAGACTGCGAGGTTTGTGAGGAGCATAAAGCTCTTGAAGAACGGATTAAGATTATTGACAACATTCCTAATCTATTAACGTTTATGAATCAGACTAAAGGCATAGGTATACTTGCGGCTATAGTCCTTGGCATTATGTTAAGCGCTCTTATCGGCGCTTGGTACAATCTTAAGTCTGAAATCGAACAGAAGCAAAAGGACCATGAGATTCAGATGAACAAGCAGCAAGAGAAAATGTCCGATCAAGTCGAGGCTATACGCCGTAGTGTGGACAACATACGCACTGATGTTGCCGTGATAAAAGGCATTGCGGAGTATAAGAACAAACCGCAAGCAACGGTTATTCAGTGAAACCGCCTCTGGTCTATCAGTGTTGTGTATGTAAGAAGATGTGAAACGAGAAAGGACAGTACAAGGAATTTCTCCCTGTCTGTCCTTTCTTACGTGTCAGTCACGGTTTTTGTCCGACTTGCCTTGAGGCTTGGATGAAGAGGAAATTGACTACTCGGTAGTTAAGATTCTTTAAAAAATATATGGTGTCCTTCAGTTCCTACAAGCTCCATAGTCTTTGCCCAATATGGCATAGGTATGGCATTCGCGCCGGTAGCGGCGTAATAGTGCGTAGCGCCTTTCAGATTGTCACCTTCTAACCATTCGTCCATAGCTGCGTAAACGTTTTCAGCAACTTTCGTTACGGCTTTGAACTCTCCTGGCGTATCGAGCATAAGCTTTACGCCGCCATTGAAGCAGGAGAATTGCTTTCGTGCTTTAACTACGTCTTCAACCGGCCAGCCTTTAGCTGAAGCTCTGTTTAGGATGACCTTCACTACGTTCTTTTGACCTTGCGCTGATTCACCTTGAGCTTCATGATAGACGGTGATAATCAGCCAAAACAGCCCTTTGATTATGCTTGCTTTTGCCAAAGACATTTTTTAATCCCTCCTGTCAAGTGCTTTGAAATGGAAATTCGGATGCGTTTTTAATACCCCTTCGATTGGGATGAGGTTGAAGAAGTCTATAAGCATTTCGTAATTTCCGGTTTTCTTATACTCGTCGAATTTACTCTGCATGTAGTTCATAAGATCGTCATGCCGCCATTCGCTGGCGTAGCGTATCCCTCCCATAATCAGACGCGGACGGGCTTTTGAAACAAGCTCATCCAGCTTATCTGTCATTTGTTTTATTTCTTGGCTTACTTTTACAGAATCCCGTTTCGGCTTTTCGTCAACACCTAGACGATCATACAAGTTTTTTCTGCAAAGTTCAGTTACGTTCATAGCTACTCACCGCTCCCACTTAAACCTTCTTGTTCTTCCGGCATTTTTGCCTTCCTCCAATTTTCATTGCTGACATTTACAGGGCTTCACGTAAATATTTTTTGCTAGACTAACTCCTCCAACCAGCTCTACGCCAAGTGGTTTCTTACAAATAGCGCAGCGTATTTCTACAGAAGAAATAACTTTTACTTCTTTGCATATCTTTATAGGAGCCATTACCTCGAACCGTTATTTTTTAGTTATCTTAAATCCAAGGCGGTCAAGCTCTTCTTGAATTTTCATAAAGCTCCTTACCTGATGCACGTATGACTCAGACATTTTCATCGACTGGCATATTTCCATCGGTGTATCTTTCGCAAAGTCTTCACTGTGAGTAAGTAGCAAAGCTATGAACGCGGGTACTCTCGCGTTACGGCCTTGCGCTAATTCCACTACTCTTGCCATTTCTGATCGTTTCATTCTTCTTGTTCCTCCATGCTTTTAAACTTGATAACACGCCAGTCTGCGTAGCGTCTTTCCTCAACAGTGAACTGTGTATAGGCTCGTCTATCGTATCAGCCATTATGAGAATATGGTTTATTACTTTAGCGCTCAATTGCCCTGTTCTTGCAAGCCTTGCGATGTACTGCTCCCAATGCTCCAAGGACCACGTTAAGCTGAACCAGATAATGTCGCTTCCGCCTGATTGCAGGTTCATGCCGTGGCCTATGGACGCAGGGTGAGCAAGCAGTATCGGCAGTTTACCCTGTTGCCATAATCGTATGTTAACAGAGTCCTCTTTGGTATTAGACTCTGAGTTTATAAAAGGTATTTTCTTTTTGAGATATTTACATATCAGATCAACTTCTCGTCTAAACTGTATAGCTACCAGAACGTTATGTCCACTTAAAGAGGTAAGCAGCTCCTTCAGCGCTTCCAGCCTTGCTGTATGAATTTCAACTACCGATGTAGTTGAACCATTCTCGTACACGAACCCCGATACAAACTGCCTGAGTTTTTGTGTCTTAGCCTGTTGGTTTAAGGCTTCTATGCTGTAGCCGGAATCAAGAGTAGTTAAGAAATCCTGCTCAAGCTGCTCGTACTTCTTTTGCAGTTTTTTCGGTAATGCTATTTTAACAATATTATTATGAACAGGGGGTATGCCTTCTTGATCTTTTTGATCAACGACCATAACTATATCAGCTATGGCATCTACTATCTCCTTCTTCGCTCCTGTTCTGAGGTAGCAGCCATAAGTTGTATCAGACTTAAAGAAGTACCTTCGCCTGTACTCGGTTATATTATCGCCTAATCGCTGGCCCCTGTCAAGCAGAAATATCTGCGACCATAGATCCTCAAGCGAGTTCGGCGCAGGAGAACCAGACAGTATTACTATCTTCGGTATGAACCGAGATATCTTGTGCAGTATCTTTGTTCTAAATGCCGTTGGGTTTTTAACAAACGTAGACTCATCAACAATGCACATATCGAAACGAGGGAATAATTGCTTGTTGTTGTCTAGCCATTGTAACCCTTCGTAATTTACAGCAACTATATCCGAATTATTCGCAGCAATTATATCAGCTCGTTTGTCTGCGCCATGTACGAAAGAGTACGTCAGATGCTTAGTATGATCCCACTTGGCTATCTCGTCAGGCCATGAGATAGCTGCTACGCGGATAGGCGCAAAGAGCAGAACCCTACGTAGCATAGCAGCTTCATACATAAGCATGTCAACTGCTGTCAGGCAGGTTACGGTTTTGCCAGTCCCCATGCGCATGAACAAACCGCAACGGGGATTCTGAAGCATGAACCGCATGGCCTCAACTTGCTTTTTCATCGGATGATATTTCATTTCATCAAATACAGTGGAAGTTTAGGAACAACTCCATTTTTTAAAATCCACTTGACGATATCAACCGTCAAGTCCAGTTGTCCAAAGCAATCAACTACAAATACAACACCGCCTAATGCTCTGCGCTTTGCATGGTCATTAGACTGATTAGTTGTTGCGGTTTCTCCTGGTCGCTTAAACTCTATCCAAAACACAAAGGCCGTAGGGTAGTCTGGAGCTATGCAGATATCATCCGGCACCGAACGCTTCTGAGGACTTGTGAACTTCTCGAAACTCCAACCAAGTTCTTTAAAGCGCTTTCGTCCGTAGTCCTCAATGTCCGCCTCAAGCAGCGCCCTACCTTGCTTGTTTTTAGTTGCCTTTACAGGCGGGGGTAGATTAGCAAAAGGCTCAGTATCCGTTACTAACGGCGTAAAAGTACATGCAGGTATACCAGCTTTTATCTCGCAAGTGTGGGTATCTGTTTTAGCTTCTACGAATACTAGATCATCGAGTATACTGTTATCGAAAGGCATATTGATTATCCTCCAACTCGAAGGCTCTCATACGTTCTACATTTCCACCTTGGAAACGGACGAGATAGCGGCAATCAGACAGATAGCAGTTGGTAACTTCTATGACCTGACCTGTTGTTCTACTGTCTACCGCCATACGCACGAAATCTCCTTCTTCCCAAATAGGTTTATCTTTCTGTTTCACCGTTGCAGATACGCCTATTGTAAGAATAAGGACAGCTACTAAGGCTACTTGAATAAAGAATGCTCTTTTCATCGCCTACCTCCTAGATAGGTCTATTGCTTTTTTTTTTTTTTTTTTTTTACAGATGTCGCAAAACGATATATGACCCGCAAAAGGTTTTGCGTATACGTGTCGTTTTGTTGGAGCGAGTGCGTCGTTCGCAGGATTCACATGAACAGAAAATAATCTACCGTATTCGTAAATAGATTCGTCTACCGCTACGTGGTTTGGGCATTTTGGATTGTCACAAAATACTCGCATTTTCAACTACCTCCTGTAGTTATTTTTTAAACCGATATCCTTCCCAACAATCTGCTGCTATCGGGAATCTGTTTGCCCAGGTAGGCACGATACACATAAGCCTTTCGTACTCTTTAACCTGATACCTTGCGTCATCTGGCACTTCACTTTGCTGCTCGTCATGCACTGAGAGCATGAGTGGGAAACCTTCAGCTTCTACTCGCAAGTGAGCTTCCATAAGCAAATCTCTGCACAACGCTTGAACAGCAGACTGGAAGAAACTCGGTCCAGTAATTACCCGCCTTGACCATTTCTTCGTGTAGTTGTCTACCCACATGGCAGTTACTACGCTTTGGCTTCGGCCTTTAAACTGTTCTTGTCTTACTTCCGGAAACGGAAAGGACAAATGTCTACCATTAGGAAGTACGAGGAATAGATACTGTCCTTTCTTGATAAACTTGAATCTGGTATCTGGCCCAAGTTCTTTTGTCTCAGGATATTTATACACGCCGGGGTCGGCCATAGCTTCAAGAGCTGCATCGCCAAAGGCCCACCATGTATCGACAAGCCGCTTACGGCCTTTACGGAAATCCTTGATCCACTCTTCAGCCTCTTTCTCAGATATGTCTATACCCATCTTCCTAGCCATACTGAGGACAGCCATCTTTGCGCCACCGAATCCGCCAGCCAGAAGAGTTATCTTTCCCGCTTGTCGCTCTTTAGAATCCTTGTGTATAACTTCTATCAGTATATGATACATCCTGGCTGCTGTTACTTTGTAAGGATCAATACCCTGACCTAACTGCGCTAAGATATCCCACTCTCTAGCAGACCAAGCAGACCCGCGCATCTCTACCTGTTTAAGATCCCCGTTAAGGAACTTCTTTCCAGGTCTTGCCTTGATCATGGCCCTAACCAAAGCTGAAGCAGTTTCGAGAACTCCTCTCCATAATCTGACGAAAAACATATCGTCATCAATGAAACAATTGATCAAAGCGTCTGGTTCTTTCTCTGCTTCAGCAGCAAGGTTCTGAACTTGAAAACCAGCACCGGCCATGCGGCCTGTATTCGCCTTATGATATATGAGATTGTTCTTTACAGTCCCATCAAGACATATCGAATTGAGGATAGCTTTGTACTTGGCATTAGCTGTTCTCGTTATCGACTGCGCCAGCTCTATAGCTCGTCTAACCTCTACAACTTTTGAGTCAATGGCGTTTTTAAAAACATCAGGTAGATTGTTAAAACTTTCCTGAGCTGTATCGCCGTAAGTCAGTCCTTCACGTTCACACCATTTTACATACTTGCCTATGATCTTCTCGTCTATCATAGTAATGATATCACGAAGAGTTTCTTTCTGTGTATTGTCTATTCTCAGTCCTTTAGCTTGCAGCCAGCTCAAGAACTCCGCTCTTTTTGTCGGAGAAGTAACGCCTGTTATCTGTGCAAACTCGGTGCAGAGAATATCCTTCTCGATCTCTATAGCTTCTGCTATTTTGATAACAGCATTCTTGTCGATGAACAAACCTCGCTCATTCATTACAGCAGTCAATATCATTATCTGTCGCTCTACACCTTCAACGTGCCTTGGCAGTCTGAGGAATACGTCGCGTTCTGATCTTACATCTTGCTTGCAATAGCTATATAGATCCGCGTAGTCTTTTATATGCGTGTCTCTTTCTCTAAATTGTCCTTTCAGCTTACCGGCTGATATCGGTTTGCATAATTTTTGAATAAGTTTTTTGCCGTTTGCGTCTTTAAGAAATGAAGCGCCTACAGCTATTCCGCAGTCATCGAGTCTCGCCGGAAGCGCTAAGGCTAAAGCGTCTGACATTGTGTCATGGTACTGTTCAAGTTTCGGTGTTGCCCAACCGAGTTGTGGTCCTGCTATGACTTCAAAGATAGCACGTTCAAAAGATAATGAGTTCCAGCCGTGAATACGATAACCTCTCTTGATGCATTCCATAAGAAGCTTAGGCGGCTGCTGTCCTTCTATCCAGATCATCGGCTCACGGTTGCCAAGGGCGTAAGCGATACAAAGGATCTTGGTACTTGGATCTTCGGCGTATCGCCAAGCGCCCACCTTCTTCAAGTCAGCTCGGCTGCGTGTCTCAAAGTCTAAGAAAACGTCTTGGTCGGTTAAGTTCATAGCAGGTTATTTTTGACTACAAGGTAGTTGTTCTTTGGTAGATACTATTTCGATATTGTGCAAGGTGACTAGCAACCATCTCCAGGAAGCGATGGGTAGGTAACCTCGCAAAAAGCCGGTCTTCCGTCAGTGATATTGTCGATAGCCAAATGAACCAGCCACGGGATATTCTCTATCGCTTCGATCTCATGTAGCTCGGATACATTTACCACTTCGACTTTTTCATCTGTTTTTGACTCAAGGCATTGAAGGGATCCCTGAGTGACAAAAAAGGAAACTGCAAAAGCACCATTGTCTGATAATCTCGCGTATTTAAACCAAAGTTCCTCGTCGGTTTTAAGTCCGGTTTCTTCCTCAAACTCCCGGACCATAGCCTGAATATCGGTTTCTCCTGACTCTACGTGCCCGCCTATTCCATTCAATTTGCCAGCCTGCCACACAGGACGATTTTTCCTAATCAGAGCAACCCGCTTAAGGTCATGAGACAGCATAAAACCAGCTACGTATTTAGTTTCCATTTCCGCTCCTTCTTCGGCAAACTCGTTGCCATGTAATAGTTTCTAATCAATCATATATGACTAGAGTCCTTAAAACGCCCGGTCTAGGTGTCGGGGCTAGACCGGGCTATGTAATACACAGGGTTTTATACTTCCGGTTGTTTTTCCATTCTCCATACGTGGGCCTTGACCACGCGGTAGAAGACCGTTGAGTGTTGAGCCATAGCCTTATCCTAACATTGCCATGAGGGGATCTTCGTCGGCTTTACCGGCTCCTGATCCGCCCATCAAATCGCCAAGCAGATCGTCGGCTACGCTGTCCGACAGACCTTTAGACAGCATCTCGCCGTAAAGGTCATTGGCCTCATTGGTAATGGAATCTTCGGAAGGCCCACCGGCAAAACGCTCTCCTTCCATAATAAGCGTTACACCGTTGAGTGCAACCGCTACACCATTCTTCTTGTTCGAGTACGGGTAGAAGTTCACATCCCATACGCACCAGTCGCCTGATTCGATAACGCCTTGAGCTTCGACGATCTTACCGTAAGCCTTCAGCACCGGACGGCCTTTCTCTTCCTGACGTTTTGCTGTGAAGTGAAAGTTGTTCTCGTAAGCAGCGTACTTGTCGGCGTTCTCCTGCGCCTTGATGTTACCGTCGCGAATCGGCAGATCGAGTTTCGGGGGCTTCGATCCTTTCCATTTTTTCTTGATACCGATTTCGATGGCGTCCTTCACAGCCAAAGAGAGAATACCGAGAGCGGCTTTAGGAGCGTCTTTCGGAATCAGCACAGCGGACTTAAAGCTCTTCTTGCTTTGAGGATTATCACTGTCGTCCAGCGTAGCCTCCAAGCCGCAGAAGTAAGACGCTCTACCGGCAATCAGAACACGTACAGTATTCGGGTCCGTGTCAATTCTCTTAGCTTTGATATCTTGGGGGTTCATAGATACTACTCCTTTTCTGGTTTTGAATGTGGTGCTTCTGGTTTAGGTAATCACCCTTTTGGTGTTTGACTACCATGTAGTTGAAATCCTACTGTAACAATGAATCGAGAAGGTCGTCCTCCCCCGGCCCTTCTGTCCCTAAGTCATACATCTCGTCTACTTCGTCCTGAATTGTAGCGAATGAAACAGCTTCTCGCGGATCGTCTTCTGGTACAAGTACCTTCTTTGCTTCTGTCCATTCGATCAAATCCTCGAAAGCTTTCTTCGTTCTGTCTGAGTCAAGTTTGCCCTCTTTCTTCAAGACAGCTTCAGCCTGTGGTGCAGTTATGAGACTGGACTTGTAGCGCTGATCTTTTGGAATGCCCTTCCTCCGCAAGAACTCTTCAGCGTCTTTCTCGTCCTTAAACTTCCGTCTACTCTGACCGAGTACCAGCTTGAACCCTTCTACCTTCTCGCCATCGAGCGCCATATCGGTTGCTACCGCCCAGGCTTTCTCGATAGTCTTGCTGATAAGCTTATCGTACTTCATAAGCTTACGAAAGAAGTCGATGTTATCCCGGCTCGGTTCTGCTTTTATAGCGCCTAAGTCGAGGTTAAAGAACTCGTCAGTCACGTTCTGAATTTCCTGTTGGATATGAGGGCACTTGTCTGCGCGATGCAGTTTGCAATACTTGTCCGAGCAATGCGGCCCCGGTACGAATTTCGTTTCACCTGACAGCACGGCTTTCTGAGCAGGTTTCAGGAATGTCTCATCCCACTCATACATGGCCGATGCTAACTCTGTAGAAGCAGAGTACCCACGTCCTGTCTTCGGCTGGATAACGCCCATGCTGACGTGGCCTAGCTTCTGCCGAATGTCTGGAAAAATTTTTTCCAAAGTTTCAATAGCTGCTATAGCGTATATGCCAAGCTGCGAGTTACCGAAAGCATTCACTCGTACCCTGCCGAATTTGTAGTCAACTACGTACAGCTTACCTTGCTTGGTAACAGGATTACAAGGGTCATAGCAGACGATATCGGAAGTACCAAAGCAGTCTTTCCGCCAGCCGTCCATAGCCACAGACATTTCCGTTCGTATGTAGGCTTTGTCGGATACATCTTTGAGTAACTGAGTTGCAGCTTCTTCCGCAATCAGTACTTCGTTCCACTCCATAACCGGGTCGTCTACACCGGGGAAATTTACCAGCTCGTCAGGTATATTCTTCCTGTCCCAAAGACCGAGGAATATCTGCTCCGCGTATTCGTGCTTTAATGTCCCTAGGTCAGCGTCCGCTGAAGACTGATAAGCGAGATTGGCGTCTATTAACGCTTGCGGCATCGCTGTGCATACAGTCCATAAAGCGGAAGCTGACGGAGACATTAACTTACTATGCTCCGCCATGCTTCTTCCTCCTTTTGAATTTTAACGCCCGTTCAGCAAACTGTTATTTACTTCTGAGCAGCGAACCCGGCCATCACGTCAATGAACGACTGGCGTTTTTCTTCCTTGATATCGGACATTTTCTTCACGCTCAGCTTGGCGAAGACCTTCTGAACCATTGCAGTTGTGGCCTCTTTGCCCTTCTTGCCGATAGCTGCGCTAACAGCAGCTTTCATGTCTTCGACCGTGGGCAGTTCGGGTTCTACCTCTGCGCCGCCGAGGAGACTGTCAAGTTCATCACCGCCTTCAGTCCCGCCGAGCATATCCGAGAAGTCTTCGCCGCTGTCTTCAGTCAGACCGGGAGTTGTTTCAGTAACCGTCACCGAGGTAGCTGTGGAAACACCGCCGGTCAGGGAGGTTAAAAGGGAGATTGCTCTTGCCATGTCTTCTGCGCTTGTCATGTCTACCATGAGTTTCATAATTGTGACTCCTTTCGTTTTTGATTTTGACTACCGTGTAGTTGTTTTACTGCTCCGCTTACTTCAACAAATTATCTAAAGCTTCGTCAAGATCGAGATCACCGTCATCATCTCTCTTTGGCAGCGCTAAAGCTTGAGCTTCTTTCTGCGCTTTCTTCTTGCCAACCCGATCAACTTCAGGTTTCGTAAAGGAGAATATGGCATCTCCGTGTTCCGTGTACTTCCGTTTACGGTCAACGAGAAGATCGTGAAAATCTATCTGGCCTTTCGACCATTTAGAAATCATCAATGCCAGTTCGAGTCTTGGCTCTGCTGTGCCCACTGCAATGTCCTGAAGAGTTGTTAGGCCGGGAGCGTTCGGATATTCTTCAGCCAACTCTTCCCGCATACGTCTTACCGATATTGCATTTTTTTCTAAAAACATATTTAGTTTCATGGTTTCACCTGTTTTTGTTATACTTATATTATAATCACTGTTATAGAATTGTCAAGTTTTCTCTTCTAATCTATCCTAGAAAAGATCCACTTGGCAATCCCGTTGACTGATCTGCGTTCCACATCCCATCCTGCTGTCGCTGCGATATCTGCACGTAGCCTACTCAGCATCATACCAAATGACCTTGGGCTGCTTGATGTTTTTTGCGTTGATATCTCCACAGCTATACCATGGATATGTACGACTTCTCCTGCGTTCTCGTTAATGAACTTACGGAACTGAAGGTAAAGCGCAGACGCGGATGACGTGAATTTCTTCGTATTGAAAGTCTTTCCGTCTTTACATATCCAGGCTATGATCTGAGCGGAACCCGCAGATACTAAAGCTTCGGAGATATCCCGTTCCCGCTTTCTACTGGCTATATGTTTCTTGATAAGCGTGTCGCTACCGTGTTTGAAGTTTATATGCTTCATAACCACGAACCTCGCAGCCTCGCCCCATAAGTCCCTGCCGTTTGTATTACCCCGGCCAGTTCTCAACTCATTAACGTACTTGATTACCTTTGATACGAGATACAAAAGCCCTGTTCGCATTTCCGCTTTGTTCTTGTTCCAATACTCGAACACATCACCATACATTCTTTTCTTCTTCCCGCTTACAGCTACGCTTATGGACCTTGAGCGCAAGTCCTGATTCGTTATTACAGGGGAAAGAGAAGTTAGTATTATCGGCTTCTTTATGACCAGCTTTACAAACTGTTGGGTATACATAACCCGTAAGTCGAACTTCCAGCCAGTCGCTATCGAGCATAATAAGTCTTGCTGCGTAGGCGACAGGTTACTCAGGTTGTCGATGATTGTTACGTGCCTGGCTCTGAGGATCTTCGCCAAGTCCTCTTTCTTATACAGACCATTGTGTAAATCTGGAGCCTCCTTTATATCCGATGAAGTTGGGTCTATAAGCTCTTTAGCAAACAGCGCCGAGGTACTTTTACCGCAATCAGATCCGCCTGTGAACTCCAACAACAAAGCAGTTCCACTGTTTATTACGGATGTTACTTGCCAGGAGATAACATCTATCAAAGCGTCTGCGTCCTCAACAGTGAGCAGGTTACGCATACCTAAGATGTAATTTTTTATAAGAGCGTCACGCCTTTTCTCGGTAACGTTCGTCTCTTCTAAAATCTCACAAGGCATTATCTGCCGGTCAGTTGACCATATCACAGGAGAATCAGAACTCGGTATCATACTGATTCCATCTTCGTTGACTACACAGGTAGTCAATTTTCCAGCAGCGTTTACTCCTACGTTGAAATACGTGGTTGTCTTCTTGCCTTTTATTTCTGAGTAGCATCTGTTTTCGACAACAACTCTGCTGAACAACGTTGTCAGCGGGTCGCGAGACTTAGCTACCAGAACTTTCATAATGTTACGCTCAAATTGCATGGGCGTAGCGTCCGAGAAAAGCTCGATGGATTTGTGATACAGATCGTTCTCTACTCCTGATCCTATATCTATCAGATTGTACCCGCAAGCAGTCTTTTTCTTGCAGTACAAGCCGAGATCAATAGCTCCTTCTATCCACTGAAAAGAGTTTATGACCTGATCCATCATAGCCCCAACATCCGTTTTGTTTACGGACACAAGAGCTTTCTCAAGGTCGGCAGTAGTTACCTTCCCTTTCAGCTTAGTCTTAACGATGTTCTTTATCGTCGCCCATTTGCCGGGATCTTTAGACCTGATGTAACGGTAGTTCTCTAGCATATCCCGGTCAAACAACAGCGCGGGATTGCCGCCTTCAATAACCTTCTTGAGTACCGCAGCCACTTCAGATACTTTGGAGTCAGAACTCTCCCCAAATTGCTTCTGCAAAGAAGTGGTCAGGTAGTTTCGGAACCTCGCTCGGTCGTAGTAATCACGATCCTTTTTATTTCCTCGTACTCCGTAGCTTTGAATGGCTTGCCATGTAAGCGCGAATACCTTGTCAACATAGTAGTTAAGATTGTCTTTAACAACTTGGTTTCCCAGCGCCTGAACCATCTGAGCGCAAGCCCTGAAAGCAGGTTCATTGATTCCGTGCTGCGCCGATCCGCAGAGTTTTAGTGTCTCTTCCCAGGTAACCCCTAGTTTTGCGCCAGAACTATTGACTACCCCTGTAGTTGAAACGGGTTGATAAAGTTTCGATTGATCAATCGTTTTCTGAAGATGTTCCGCCAAGACAGCCTTATTCACAGTGGGCGCAAGGTTGTCACAATGCAAAGTAAGCCGGAGGGTATCAGGCAAGGGATCAGCGAACCCTATACACTGTCTCTTTGATATGAAGTCCGGCTGCACTTGGCGGAACAAGGTCGGATCAATCTTATACTCAGGTGACGCCTCGTTGTAGGCGTATCCCCAAGTATGCAAAAGGTCCAGGTCTATCGGTTCGCTTAACTCAAAATAAATATGCGCCCGAATCCTGCTCCAATACCAAAACGAATTAGACAGTAGAACACAACATGCTGCGTCCTTCAATGGGTTAAGCCCCATTCTGTTAACGAGAATTTCTTTTACAGTAGCGTATATGTTCTCTTTCGTGCGAAGACTGAAACCTTGTGGTACAGGCCAGTCGTCAGCGTCAATTAGCAACAGATTAGTACCACCACTAAAGAAATTTTCCTTCAGTCGTTGTACTGTATCTGGCAATCCTGTAGAGGGTCGCCCTGCGATTCTAATAACCGGAGCATTGGCGCAACGTGAAAGCAGTTTAAACCAACCAACAAGTCCATCGACTTGCAGCTCCTTGTAGCGAAAAAACTTCCCTAGATTATACGGCTTCTCTAGTTTTGGTTTTCCATTTTCCAGGGAGAATAGCTTACACGTTTGCGCTTCCGTCCAAGTGGGGGTGAGAAGCGTAATCCGTATCATGTAGTAGCCCTTTGTATTGTGACAGATAATAATATAACATGATATCAAGCACTTGTCAAGGGCTATTTTCAGTTTCCTGTAAAAATAATTTTATGATCGTATTCAAGCCAGAACGGGGGGTATCCGGCCAGAATTACAGGCTCTCGCCCTGTCAGTATAAGCCCTTGTTCATCTCTAATAGTCGAGCCTTTGGCTATTACGCCTGGCAGGGCAATGTCTATGATAGGTGCTTTCTTACTCAGATTAGGCTGCCACCAAGCATGGAACTCTTTCGGTGGATTCCAGGCGTAGCCATACTGAGCATTCATCTTGTCGTTCCAGACGTACAAAGAACCCATTACTACATGGCCGGATTGCATGCCCTTCTGAACGATAATAGCTTTTTCGAGACAGTTCCAGTAAGGATTAAGTCCTTTACAGGCTTGAATGAACGGGTCTATATCTAAGTCTTCAATCCCGCCGATCATAGAGAACATTTCTTCTCCGGTCATCTTCTCATTTGCATCAAGGGTTACGTGAGACATGGTAGTTGTCTTCAAACCTCGCGCCAGCAACGCAAGGTCTATCTTGTTTCCGTTTGCTTCTTTACTTCTCTTTGCTTCGCCCATTTCAACTACCTCCTGTAGTTATTTTCCTTCTGAGATAACTATTACCTCGCCAAACGGCGGATTAAACGGATGCCTGTCCTGCCATACGCACCAGATTACCGGGTACGATGGAGCCTTTGGGAACCTGCTACAGTACCCATCGGTAAGGTATACCAGAACATCAGGCTCCTCTCCAATTTTTTCCAAATATTCAAAAGGCGGTCTAAAATCTGTTCCCCCGCCGCCTACTATATTGATCTTGTCGGGAGTATCCCCGTTCTCGAACTTCTGCATACTGCTTAGATGCATCTGAGCATCACAGGAAACAACCGTCACCTCGTCAGGTTGAATGTCTTCTATCAGGCGCATAACATCTGAAGCAAGTTTAGCCTTTAGTTCTCTGCCAACTGAGCCTGAAGAGTCAATCACGATAAAAGGATTATGGGCCTTCTCAGAGTACAAACTCGGCATGATGAAATCGCTGTCATATCGCTTGTTTGGACGGCTGAAAGTATAGTCCTCTCGATCCGTAGCTTTAATCAGCAACTCGGCAAAGGCGTCCTCCCAATTTATCTGAGGCTTAAGAAGCTTCTTGAACAAGTCTTGCAGCTCTTTGGATAAAGCGCCCATCATCATGGCGGATTGCAATGCTTCCTGCATACCCTGATTATGCTGGTCGATAAGCTCTTGCCTCTTGGCTTCAGTATTTTGACTACTCGGTAGTTGATCATCGCAGTCTATGCCCTCGCCGGAACCTTCTCCGTCTTCGCTCAGATCAGGCGACGGTTTGACTATGCCATTCGATTGCGCGTTGAAGTTTTCGTTCTTGTCTACGTGAACAAGATCATAGATTTCTTCAAAGGCCAAACCGCGATACTTATATTTGTACGCTACGCCTTCAGGCAAATGGAACTTAGCGTCGTGCAGCAAGTCATTAACCGCATAGTCCATCGCAAGATTAGCGTCCTCGAAATCCATCTCAGGATGTATCCGCAAGTGATGCCCAAGGAATACATGCGCAACTTCATGCATCATAAAGTACTCTTGGACAGTAGGCTTGTAGGCATAAAAGAAGTCAGGATTATACTTGACTACTTTTCCGTCAGTTTCCAGTGTATCTACTTTCTTATCCTCCTCAAACGGAAGGCTCAGCAACGTCTTGGTCATGAGCGGGAAACGAACAATAAGCGATGCTCTGATATCTTCTATACTTTTCATGGTTTAGTCCTCGCTATACGTTTTTGACTACATGGTAGTTAACTTCTAAGTCACAGGGTATAGCACTTCAGATTATACCCTGCAAGCTAAAAGCTAAAACGACTCGCCATGCTCGATGGCCGTCAAGTAGATTTGCGGGTTTGAAGCTACCCAAGTACGTGCCTCTTTCGATTTAACCAAAGGCGATTTCATAGCTGCAAGAGTACGCATGAAAATGACCTGATACTCTTTCTTCAGTTTTTCGATGTAGGTAAAGAGCTGTTTCGAATGTCTCAACTCGCCCTTGTTCGCCAACATACCGAGCATAGCGTATCTGATATCCAGGGTATGGTCAATCGGGAAGTCTTCCGGATCGGCAACGACTTCCTCGTACCTTGGCAGCTTGGCATATAGTTTGAGGAAAGCATAAAACTGCCGTCCGTACTCTTCCCCAACAGCCGACACACACATTTTTTCTACAAAAGTGGGATTCCCTGCGCCTTGTGTTTGCAAGCTGATAACCAGCTGAAGAGCCTTACCGAGTTTTTCCCAAAGACGCGGGCAAGGCGATTTCTCCATACCAACATTGGGCTTAAAGTCGCAAAGAGCGCCAGGGGTATAGTTCAAGAAATCCGTGACTACATGAGGTAGTTGTTTTTTGAACCAGTAGTCTCGGAAAGAATCCTGGTCAGGCACCAGCTCAACGATATACCCGAAACGCGATTTCACCGGCTCAAGTAGCCCCTTCACGCCAGCTTTGTGTTCGCGTCCGTTTGTGGCTGCGATGATGTGTACGCAATCGGGTATCCTGTTCCCGCATAACTCACGACTGCCGAGAAACTGCATGTATCCAGCCTGAAGGCTATAGGGCGACTGACCGAAGTCATCAATGAACCAGAACATAGGCTCTCTTGCGTCCATGATCTTGAGCATGTTACCAAATGGCAAGAACGTAGCTATGTCCTGCGTAACTGGCTTTGCCGGTTCTTCGCCGTTGAGCATGCAATCAAGGGCGTCCTGCTCAGGCGTAACGACACGAGTAGCTTTTGCCGGATAGCCTTTGATATCGGTTGGATCTTCAACGGCGGGATGCGCAAGCTGCAAGCCAAAGCCATTCTCTTTTGCGTACTCGACTATACCGACAGTCTTACCTATTCCAGGTTCACCCACGATAAGCAGATTGTCGCCTGTCTTGACGCAAAGGTCGATGAAATCGGGTAATTCTTGATGCGTGATTTTTGGTAACATAGTCTTCTCTCCTTCAGTTATGGTTTTTCTGGTTTTATACTACAAATAAAGATCCGGAATTTCCAACATGGTGTATCCGAGAGACTTCCAGGCTTCCGAGATATCGCCTCTTAGATTGCCATTCAGTATCATAGCGAAGGCTATTTCGAGAAGTCGCTCTTGCTCTTTTTCAGAAAGATGAGCAACTGCTCTTTCCGCCCATCGCCAAATTGCCAACCTTGCTTTTGCTTCACTACTTGATATCATTTTAGGCATTTTCAGCTCCTTCAGATTTTGACTACATGGTAGTTATTTTATTAAGCCATATATGCCCATATATGCCCCATATATGCAAGACTAGACTATAACACGTAGGTTGACTCGTGTCAAGAAAAATCGTTGCATATATGGGCATATATGGATTTGACTTAATCTGCTCTCGGATCTTCATCACGACGATGACAACTTGTACCCGCTTTGTAGTGTGCCTTTATCGGATTACGGATAATCAGATTGTAAGGACGTTCCGGAACCTTGCACCAAAAGACAGTAAGTACCTCTCCGTTTTTGTGGAAAACATCATACCATCTTTTCTGGGGAACCATTCCTCTTTCCATATCCAGCCATTTTACAAATTCGTCCCAATTGCGGAACGTCCTTTGTAGGCAATTGAAACATCTATGACAGCCTTTTCTTACGATCATATTCTACCTCAGAGATTACGAGACGATAGTCCGATAGCAAAGCCTATTAAAAGCCCTATAACATAAGTGCCAGCTACCGCTTGCCAGAAATACCTTTTACTGATAACAAGTAGTTTTTGATTGTCCAATTTCATGGTAATTAAGACTCCTTCAGATTTTAACTACATGGTAGTTAGATCGTCTCGATAGCTGCAAAAAGAATTAACGATATCTTTCGGGATCGAGGCTAAAAACTTCTTGTTAATCTCGCTTAAAGCTGACCAATCTTGTCTTGTAAGATGATATACAATTTGCGAGAAAAGCCTATCATCGCCTTTTACTTTCGTACCGCCACAATGATAAGGAATACCAGACGAAAGATCGAGATCGGCCCCTCTGAGATCGGCCCTTCTGAGATTGGCCCCTCTGAGATTGGCCCTTCTGAGATTGGCCCTTCTGAGATTGGCCCTTTCGAGATTGGCCCTTTCGAGATTGGCCCATTCGAGATTGGCCTCTTCGAGATTAGCCCCTTTGAGATTAGCCCCGCTGAGATTGGCCCTTTCGAGATTGGCCTCTTCGAGATTAGCCCCTTTGAGATCGGCCCCTTTGAGATTAGCCCCGCTGAGATTGGCCCTTTCGAGATTGGCCCTTTCGAGATTGGCCCATTCGAGATTGGCCTCTTCGAGATTAGCCCCTTTGAGATCGGCCCCTTTGAGATTAGCCCCGCTGAGATTGGCCCTTTCGAGATTGGCCCATTCGAGATTGGCCCATTCGAGATTGGCCTCTTCGAGATTAGCCCCTTTGAGATCGGCCCCTCTGAGATTAGCCCCTCTGAGATCGGCCCTTTTGAGATCGGCCCTGCTGAGATCGGCCCTGCTGAGATCGGCTTTGTGCTTTTCCGCCAATTGAATCAGATTTAAATTATCATCTGAAAACATTTCTTTTCCGTAAACATCAAGTATCTTTGCCATTTCGTTTTTACTCCATATCAGATTTTGACTACGTGGTAGTTAAGAATGAAAAGAATATTCGCTTCCTCGCCAAACAGCGCCGATAGTATAGCATATATGGATTAGGACAAAAGTAAAGTGTTTACAGAATGATTTTCAATCTGCTTTGTGTCGCTGATATTTTCAATTTCGTATTCAATATCAACAAAGCTATCCTCGAAAGGAGTTTGCTCGAAAAGGTTTACAGGACGAAAAATGATTATTTCGATGATTAGACCGGGGGCAACTTCAACTTGCTTTGTCATGGTATGCTACTCCTTTGGATATGGTTTTTTCTGTTTTAGTACTGCTTACGTCTGCTTTGTGAGCATTATGAAAAAGGCCAATCTGCTAGACTGGCCTTTTCGGTAATGCCTACAATGAGAATCGTTCTCGTTTAGCTGTCAAGTCCAGCAAGCAAATCTTCCTGGCTTCCGGCTTCTTCGATCATTTCGTTGAGAATCGGAAGAACCGATTGATCCGAGTTGAGCCACGACTTGAGATCTTCCGGCGACAATTTAGCGGCAAGTCGGGACATTTCCGCCATAGCCTTTTCGGGATTAAACGGCGTCTTGTCGGAAGCGGTGTTTTTCGAATCTGCCGGGAGTCCCGTACCGCCGGAAGTGGTTGCACGTTTTTTCGCATCAGGATTCAATTTCGTGAACATACGGGCGGCACGATTTACCATGTGACCGGGACCGTCATGGCCACTTGCGGCTTCTGCGTCATACACACCCTTGTACCCTGCCGGAACAGTGAAGCCGTCAACTTCAAACGGAATACCGTCTTTGTTAAGCTTCTCAGGCCAACGACCTTCAGCGAAAATGTCAGCGATGAGTCCCTTGACCGAGTAAGCATATTTTGTGGCAATTGGTGCCCATACCGAGACAAGCTCTTTCTCGGTTTTCTCCGTAACCTCAACGGCTTTCGCCAACATGTCGAATACAGGAGTTGCGCCGTCTGCATTCGGATTCTCAGGACGTTTCGGGGGCGCAGGTGGAGTTGCCGTTTTTTCTTCTTTTTTGGCTTTTTCGGCGGTATCGGTTTTCATAGCTTTTTCCTTATTGCCGGGTGACTGCTCACGTTCGACGGTTTGAGTTGATGCCGGTTTGCTGGCGGTTTGAGTAGCTGATACAGGGGCGACAAGACCCTTAATGGCGGTATGCTTCAACACATCGCCTTTCGTATTGAGGGACTGAATACATGCAATAAGGCTCTTATCGGTTGCTTCCTGAATTTTGATCTTTTGCTTTTCGCCGTCTCTGGCAATGGTAACAATCTGTTCAGTGAACATAACGTGACAATCGGCCTTCGAAGAGTAGACGCCATCCTTGACAGCCCAACCATTTTTAATAAGAGCTGACTGAATTTTGTTCACATCGACATAAGTAGCAGCGGTTTTAGTTTCCATGGTATTTACTCCTTTTGTTTTGTTGGTTGTAGGTGCCTGGCTCGCTTCAGGCTGTTTCGTTTCGAGTACTGGTAAAGAACCTTTACTATAGTAACTGTTCGCTACCCTGTCAAGAAAAAGTTTTAGGTTAGGCTTATCCGCAAATTTTATTGTGCTGGCCTGTCCTTTTTCAACAATTATCAGGGTATCATCAACAACTTTCACCGTTGCGCAGTGACTACCTGACATTTGAATCTCATAGGTTGACTTACTGACCAACACGGCATTTACTGCCATGAATCTAGTATGAAGGCTATGATGAATATCTTTGATTTGTTTGGTTGACAAGGTGGCGAAGTCTACTTTTTTGGTCTGGTTTGCGGTTTGTTTCGACATGGTAATATCCTCCTGGTTTGATGTGCTGTTGCTGGTTTATGACTACTCAGTAGTTAATATCAAGGCGTTTTATATCACAGCGCCATTCTTCCATTAAACTAGCTGCGCGATAGTAAGAACCGTCTTTACAAGTAATGTCCACACTCGTTACTTGTTTAGGCTCAAATTTGTGAATTGAAGTTACGAACATTGCAACTATACCAATTACTACTATTGTCATTATTGCTTTTCTCATTTCAGTATCTCCGTTTGTTGAGTTGTTGGCTATTTAAGCTTTCGCTTAACCTGTGGTGTTTTTATTTTATCTTACCAGTTTTGAAAGTGTGTTGTCAATAGCAAAAATGAAAAAATAACTACTCGGTAGTTAAAATAACTCTCCGTGATACCGTTTAACGGAGCTGGCACCGGTTGAAATGGGCATATATGGCATGAACGGAGCTGGCACCGATCCATTTCGACTGCTAGTCCGGTTAGGCTTTGTCTATGTGGAGCATATATGGGTACTTTTGTGGTTTAACCGGTGATAGCGCCGAATCGGTAGTGTCACTGATTAAGTGCTTGATACTGTTGGATAATTGGTAGTATCGCATGGCTGGCAGGTGGATCTTGAAAAACAAAAGAGTTTGTCAGGATGCTTGCAAGTTGCCGTTATGATTCATTTATTGATACGGTAGGCTCTGTAGTATCCTTATTCCTTCTAAAGAGTTTAAGAAAGATATATCTGCTACTTTTTTAGTAGCGGCCTGAATACCGTAATTGTATACAATCTGATACCTTTTTATTTTTTCTCTATAAACTTTTTGTCAATTTTACCCCTACAGTGGTAACCGTGTCAGAAAACCAATCATTTCAGACACTTGCAGACTACCTGACAAGTCCTTTTGTTCAAGTAAGATACCCCTGTTTTTAATATACTCTTGTAACAGCATGATATCATTACATAAAAAAAAGCCTGACAAAAACGGCGTTATTGTCACTTAAAACGTAAAAGTGCCCATATATGCGATATTTAGACAAAGCCTAACCGGACTAGCAGCCGAAATGGATCGGTGCCAGCACCGAACGGAGCATATATGCCCATTTCAAACGGTGCCAGCACCGGACGAAATGCGCGAATATAGCGTTATAGTAGTAGTAACACCGGACATTGCGTAAAATGGAGCGGAATGTAACCGGTGCCAGTACCGTTCGAACGGTGCGACTACATGTGTAGTTATTTTGTAGAGAGCGTGGCACCGAACAAGGCTTTTTAGTAAACGGTGCCAGTACCGTTTGCAATTCTTGCGCCATACGCAATCGGTGGTATGCTCACGTACTAAGCGCGCCAGTGCGCACGCACGCGAATGCCTGGCCCGATGTCGATAGATGTCTAGCTCATGTCTACCTCGATGTCGAGTTGGATCAACGCACGCGCTAGGCGATGGGGTACGTGCGCGCTTACTATCGCGCCAGTATGCGCGCGCAGGAAGGACGGGGGCCGGGGGAAACTGGCGGCGGCTAGATTAGCGTTACACCCATTCACGAATTTTTCTAAATTTCTATTCTGTTCGGTGTCATCACTACTATTTTTCTAAATTTCTATTCTGTTCGGTGTCGCAACTACTAAAATCGTAAAATGCTCCCCAACAACTAATATACTATTTTAGTGTACAAAGATTGTATACAATTGCTACACTTTCGATAGCACTCTCCCCCTAAAATTTTTTATGCAAAATTTTTCGACTACCTCTGTAGTTAAAAATAACTTGACATATATCTCCACTAATGCTATAATCATCCTATTAATATATTATAGGAGTTACGCCATGAACAATCTAACTATGCACGATCCTGACCTTCTTCATATCCTTATTGAACTATTTTTCGCAATGCGCGAGAGCGAGGAGCTTCCGCCTACGGTTCCGGGTTTGGCCTTGGCGATAGGTTTCAACAGGACTCAGGATATCGTCAGTACCTTAAAACACTGGGAAGATGATGATTCTCAATACCCCGAGTCTTCAATACACGAACTGTTATCAGCTTTAACGCGGATTGAGGATCATTGCCTCATCAACGGCCTTAGAGATAGGATGCCTGCTTCTCTGGTTAAGTTTACTCTTGGTTCGTATCACAATGTGAAAGAGCCTTCGGTCAATCAGAATCAGACGGCGAACATTATTCAGATCGCTTTCGAGGCTCCTGAAGAGCGTATGCGTATCAGGGACGACTTCAAGGATCATGTGAAGAAGGCTATCTCTACTCCTGGCAAAGTGTTTCAGCTTCCACAGCAGCACCAGCAGTCCTATCAAATAGAGATAGGGGGCTGATAGCTCATGGGGGATACGAAACGTATTGTCATACCGTATAAGCCGCGCCCGTACCAACAGAAATTGGAGGAGGGGCTGTGGGGCTACCGTTTTCTTACAGCTGTTTGTCATCGTCGGTTTGGGAAAACGGTAGCGGCGGCTATCTGGTTGATAAAAGAAGCCTTGGCGGGAGGTTCTGACTTCCGTGGGTACTACATAGCGCCTAATCAGAAGCAGGCGAAGAGGGTAGTTTGGTCGTATTTCAAGACCTTTTTGGCTAATTTTGGCAACTTGGTAGGGTTTAATGAGACGGAACTCAGGATAGACATGCCGAATGGGGGCCAGATATTTCTCGTTGGTTCTGAGAACGTTGAGGCGCTCCGCGGTATTTACATAGATGCATCAGTAATGGACGAAATGGCCTCTTGGGTGAACTCGTCTTACGCGTTCTACGAGGTTCTGTACCCTGCAATGCAGGATCGCCAGGGTAAAGCGTTGATCATCGGGACTGTAAAAGGTCTAGATATGTTCTTCGACTTTTACAAGTTGGGACAAGATGATCAGTTTCCTGAATGGAACAGCGTAATATTCAAAGCGTCTGAGACCGGTATTTTCACTGACGATCAATTACGGCAAATGCGTATCTTGATGGAGCGCAAAACGCCGGGGTCGTTTGACCGTGAGATGGAGTGTAACTTCTTCGCGAAGACTTCTGAAGTATTGATCACTCCAGAAGAGTACTATCAGGCGCTGGAAAGGAAACTTGCTCCTGGGGCTACTCGTCATCATCCTCTTATATATGGGTATGACCCTGGATATACGATAGATCCGGCTTCTCTCGTAAAACGTAAAGGGCCGGTTATGTTTAAGCCGATACGCCTGAAGAACAAGGATTCTATATATCAGGCTGACTTTTTGTATGAAGAGTATCTGAAGGACAAGCCACAGTTTATCTATATAGATGCAGGTCAGGGCGAAGGTGTTATAACACGCTTACGCAGTAAGGGACTTGAGCATGTAGTTATCCCGGTTTGGTTCAATGGTCATTCGCCCAAGCCGTCTTGTGCGAACAAGCGGGCGTACATGTACCTTGAGTATAAGAATTGGCTAGGTTGGGGGTCGGTTCCTGACGATGATGGTCTGCTCAAGCAGTCAACGAATCAGTTGTTGGACAAAGCAGATACATCGAACCGTATAAAGCTGATGAACAAGCGGAAGATTGCAGAGCTTATCGGAGGCTCACCAAACGACTCGGATTCGGCGGCCCTAACTTTTGCTGGTGGCGGTATAGAACAACTCAGCTTAGAGAACGATGTTCGTTCAGCGTCTTCTTCTGAAGAGGCCATACAGATAATAATGAGCCAGATGAACAGCGAGCAGGGATATGATCCGAATAACTATCTTAATAGGGAGTCTTGAGCATGGCTGCGTTAGCTGTAGCAAATAGATATATCAGATATAGGGTGTTTGATCTTTCTAACTACGCGGTAGTTAAATATTGGGAAGACCTGCTTGCAGCGAATTTGCTCAAGGATAGATTGTGTGATACTCTTGAGCCAAATTTGAAAGATGTAAAAGAAATGCTTACAATTAAAAACAATCTATGTTATATTATGTGGGACACGGTTAATAAGAAAGTATGCGCCGATACCATGCTGAATAACATAAGCGGATTGGTTGCTCAAGTTCATTTCAGTATGCACCCTGATTACTTTGGACCGGCTACGGTGAGGATAGCGAAAGAGGGATGTGAACAACACTTCAACACCGCAGTTGGCGGTCCAGACTACTATATATCTACACTTGTAGGGATAACGCCGGTAACGAATCGAAAGGCTATTTGCTTTATTCGCAAAGTCGGCTTTAAGCAGGTATGCGAGTTGGAGAACGTCCTATACTTGCCGAATGAGGACAGGTACGTCAATGGCTGTTTAAGCAAACTAAGCGTTAAGGAGCTATATAATGGGTAGCAAAGGCGGGGGTGGAGGAGCTTTCGTGGAACGCGGGACGCCTCTGTCGCAAAACCAAGTAGCGGCTTATTCTAATCAGCAGCGGGATAAGAAAAACTCCAAGTCGCAAGGTGGTGACGGCTCAGGAAGTCCAGGCTATGCCGGGGGCGAGGTATCTAATACAGGCATGGCTAGAGAGGGGCTGGCTTTGGGGGCTGCGTTGGCGGTAGGTGTAACAACTGGAAACGCGCTAATGGCCGCTGAAGCTTACAGCAGAGTAAAAACCTCAGCGGAAGAAGGCTACTTAGGGGGCATGTTCGGTATCAGCGAATTTGGAGAAGACAAAGAAACCGCCGACGCTGCGGTTGCCACCACGACAGCGCAGCAAAAATCTGACCCTTTTGGTAGCTTGCTCGATGACGGTGATGGGCAAGGTAATGACGGATTTGGCGGCGGGTTTGGCGGAGATATGGGCGGGACTAGCGACGCTGGCGGAACTGGCGCAACCGGAGTAGCTTAAAAATAATTTCAACTACAGAGGTAGTTAATATGGGCGGGAAAGGCGGCGGCGGGGATATCATGGGCGGACCGACTACTCAGGAAGGCCAAAAATACTATGAAATGTACCCTGATGTAGCGGAATCTGGGATGAACCCGTATTATCACTATACTGTATATGGACAAAATGAAGGCCGTGTATGGGGCCAACCTTCTGGCGGCGGTGGTTTTGCTTTTGAGATGCCGGAATTTAATACTGGACCCACTGTTGACTACGCCGCAGAGCAAGCCAAGCAGCAAGCTGAAGCTGATCGAAAATACGCAGTATCTCAGATCGACAGCTTGTATCGGCAAAAATTTGCCGCGGCAAATCAGGCAGTAGACAAGACTGATTCGACTATCGCGGAAGAAATGGGCTATGCGAAAACGTCCGGGGCGGACTACAATTATACTCCTGAGCAGCGAAAAGAGCGGATAAATAACACATTTGCTTCGCTTTGGTCAGAGGGGGATGAGAGTAAACTTCAGTCTCTCGAAAGTCAATACGGGGCCAACGGCAATAGATGGACTCTGGATGTTGTTCGTGGTGTAGCGAAGAAACAGGATGAGGAAAATAAAGAGGGCGCTGAAGCTGGTGGAGCTGTTGACCCGAAAGCTGTTTTTGGCAAACTTAATAAAGGCGAAGAAGATCCGAGCAATCTTCTTGGTGGAATCCTTGGCGCGTTAGGAGGTTGATAAAATGGGTGGGAAAGGAAAAGACAAACCTAAAGTTGAGGCTCAACCGGCTGCGGAAGGACCGGATATTGGTGCGTTGATAAATCCGATGATGATGATGATGCAGCAACAGACAACTATCACTCAACAAATGCTGGAGCAGCAAAAACTCTTTCGAACAACGGCGGCAGTACCTGATACGTCTACTATAGACGCTTTGGACTACGATAAAGAGAATCAAGCGTTAAAAGCTAAACTTGATAAACAGATAACTGACGCGGATATAAAGCGCAAGGGTGTGTTAGGGACAATACTTACGAATATAGATGATGAGGATGATCCTAACACTACCACTTCGCTCCTTGGGAGATCTCCTAAATGAAAGAGTTTAAAGTGCAATTCGAAGACGGCGACGGAGCTACGGTCAAAACTCGTCTCAATGAGTACGCGCAGCTCATTAACATACGTAACGACTGGATTCCGGACGCCAGAGAAGTATCGGATTGGCTTATTCCGGCTAGGGGTATTTTCACAGCGAATACTAGGCCGAAGAAACGAACTCTCGTATCCTCGAAGATTGTTAACCCGAAAGGTAAACAAGCTTTCGAGGTTTTGGTGTCTGCGCTAAAAGAGGGGATAACGCCGTCCAGCCGTCCTTGGATAGATTTTAAATTCGCTAATCGGGCATTGCGGCAAATACGACCTTTGAATATTTGGCTAAGTGAGGCGAAAGAAGAGATGTATAGTCAGCTTCGCCGTGCAAACTTCTATCAGACGATTACCAATTTCTACAAAGAATCGTGTGCCTTTGGGACTGCGAGCTGCGGGGTGAATCCTGGTCCGAAGGACACTGCATTACATTTTCATGTTCCGACATTCGGTGAGTTTGCTGTTGGTACGAATGATTTCAATATAGTTGACAGATACTATAGGACTATCTATATGAATTTCTGGCAACTGTATAAGAAATTCGGAGACAGATTGCCGATTGAAATGCTTGAAAAGCTACAGCAGCGAGACGCCACTCTCGATTTTTGGTATACGGTAGTAGAGGGTGTTGTCCCTGAGAGATTTATGGATATGCCTTTTACCCGTTTTTACATTTTGCAGTGTGAGAGCAAGAGCCAGTATGATGGTGGAATAAAAAGCAAGATTGATCCGGATAACAAGTATCGGGAATTTCTTGGCGTCGAAGGCTGCAATGAATTTCCTTGGCCGACTGTGCGTTTTGATGTTGTGTCTTCCGACGAGTATGGTATTGGCCCCGGAATGGAAGCCGTTCAAACGATAAAACGACTACAGGAGGTAGTCAAAAGTGGTTCGATTGCTTATCACAAGTCGATTCGACCGCCTCTGAATGTTCCTGTCCACATGAAAGGTCAGGTTCGAACTTATCCGGATGCCCTCAATTACTATGTTGACCCGCAGCAGATCATAACACCTGCTTACGACACACGTTTCGATCATGCCAGCGCAGCACAGCAGGAAATGTCGCTTGATAAGATTCTTCAGGAAGTGTTCTTTAATGACGTTTTTCTCACAGCGTCAAGGAATCCGAATGCTTCGCCGCTGAAAGCTCGACAAGTTGATCAAATAGATTCAGAAAAATTCATCCGACTTGGCCCGACTCTTGAGCGTTTCTTCTACGAAGGTATTATGCCTATTGGTATCCGGAGTTTTAACATATGTTCAAGAGCAGGGAAGTTGCCGCCTTTGCCTGAAGAGTACGCGAATGAGAATCTTACGCTTGAGGTAGAACTTACCTCGCTGTTGGCGCAGATGATGAAGTCGATGGCAGCTATTCCTGTGCAGGATTTCTTGCAGCTTGTTGGCGGTGTGGCTCAATATCGTCAGGAAGTTATGGACATACCGGACTTTGATAGCATTGTCTATGACTACGCGAATATCAAAGGCGTTAATCCAGCCCACATGTTTTCGCGTGGTCAGGTGAAATCAGCTAGAGAGCAGAGAGCACAGACGATGCAAGCTCAGCAGCAAAAAGCCGAGCAAGCTCAGATGGCAGTTATGCAGGAGGAAGCTAACGCAAATAGAGCTTCAGCGGCTAAGGATATGAGCGAAGCAGGGCTTAATCTGACCGAAACGCTGCCGATGGAGGGTCAATTATTATGATGAATGTTCACGAGGAATACGATAACCTGGAATCGGTAGATGATACCGTTGCAAGAGAAAAAAAGCTTGCAAAAGCGGAAGAAAAAGATTATAATTTATTTATGCTAAATGTGGAGCTGGCTATGCGGGACAAACCTGCTCGGCACTTCATAAGGGAGATTTTAAAGTGGTGTGGTTTTTATAGTCTGGTTACTCCTAACGAGGAAACTGCCGTTCATGCGGAGGGGCGGAGATGCGTAGGAGTCCAGATTAAGGAGGCTTTGGATCAAATTAACCCGAAGCTATATCACGAATTGATGATCGAGGGAGTCGATTATGAAAAAGCTTTACTTGAACCTTAATAAGTACCTTTTTAATTTTAACGCCGAAGGTGGCTCTGGTGCTGGTGGTTCCGGTTCCGGTTCCGGAGCTGCGAGTGGCGCTGCCGTTGCGGGAGAAGGCGCGGGAGCTGGAAGCGATGCTGGCAAGGGTGCGACCCAAGCCGGGGGCCAAGGCGATGCTGCGCAACCACAACAAGGCGCTGATTGGCGTTCCTCTCTGCCTGAAGATATTCGTGGGCATGAGAGCTTGAAGGACGTTAAGTCTATCGAGGACTTGACGAAGGCGTTTTTGGCGAAAGCCGTCGGATCGAAACTGCCTGAGAAGCTGGTTGTTCCGCAAGGCATACCTGAAAACCTCGCAAAATGGGGCCTCGAAGAAGCCAAGCTGGACCAAGACCAGTTTAATAAGGTCGTGGCGAAACATGCAGAGCTGCAAAAACAGCAAATGACGGCGCTGGTAACGGCGCACAAAGCTGGTTTGGATTCTCTGTACAAGGAATGGGGTGCCGAGAAAGACGCGAACTTGCAGCTCGCCAACAGAGTCCTTAATTTCGCAGACCCTGATGGTAAATTGGAGTTTGTGAAGTTTCTCAAATCTCCCGAATCCGGTTTTGCCATGATGAACCCGATGATAATTCGGTTGTTCCACAACATCGGGAAGAGCATGAAGGAAGGCGGCGTCATCAAGTCGGAGAATGTTCCGGCGAACGTAACAGGACAAAAAGTTAATCAGGCGTATGATATGTACCCTGAACACGCCCCTAAAAAGTAACTACAGGGGTAGTTAAAAAAATCTTTCAATAAGGGAGTAGAACATGGCGTATGATCCCACTGGTGATTGGCCCACAATTGCCATGATCACCAAAGAAACCGGCAAGGATAACAAGTTCTTGGCGAATGCGGTCGAACTGTTCAATCAGACAAACGACCTGTATGAAGACCTGCCGTTTACTCAGTGTAATGACGGCTCGGTTCACACCCATATCATGGACGGAAATATTCCTTCTGGTACTTGGCGGCGGGTGAACGAAGGTATTCGGCCCACCACGAGCGGAAGTTTGCAGGTCAGCGACACTGTAGGGCTTCTCGAAAATCGTGCTGAATGCGATCTGGTCCTTGCCAAGAAATCTGGTGATGTGGCTATGTTCAGGCATCGTCAGGACCGGCGTATCACTGAGGGGTTGAACCAGCAGGTAGCAGCAACGTATTTTTACGGCGATCCGCGTACCGATCCCAAGAAATTTTATGGTATGTCGCCACGGTATGATGTTCTCGGCAATCCGTCTGATAAACCTTCTGCCAATACGTTCGGCATGAGTCATGTTCTGGATGCTGGTGGCTCGTCTGCGGATTCGCAAAGTTCTATCTGGCTGCTCGGTCTCGGTGTCGATATCGGCGTTTTTGGTATCTATCCGAATACCGCTCCGAATGCCGGTATCGAGGCAGATGACCTCGGTGAAATCGACCTGCGAGACGCGGAAGGCAAAGTGTTCCGTGGGTACGCTACGCATTATCGCGTACAGCAGGGCATTGCAGTTTCCGATTGGCGGTATGTTGTTCGTATTGCCAATATCGAGTACACTGCCGCAATGGACGAAGCCGCTATCAACAAGATGTGCGATCTCATGATCGACGCCACGATGGCGCTGCCGAATCTCAAGCTGGTTCGTCCGGTGTTCTATATGAACCGTACCATCCACGCTCGGCTGCTGAAGATGGCTACCAGAAAGCAGAACATGCTGCTCGGCTTCTCCGACATTTATGGCGTGAAGAACCAGTTGAACATCTCGAATATCCCGATCAAACGCTGCGATGCGCTGCTGAACACCGAAGCGGTAATCACCAGCTAATCCGGATTTCGACTACAAGGTAGTTAAAAAATTTCAAGAAGGAGAATCAAGAATGATTCAAGATGCGCTCAATATGTTCGCTACTGCTCTTGCGCATGGCGGATCGGCTTCCGTTGTCGATCTCAAATCGACAAGAGCCGGTACGGGACGACCGATTATGGTCAACATCAACGGCCACTCTCTCGCTGGCGCTATCGGCGTAAAAGTTCTGCATGGCGATACCGCCGAAACTGCTACTACGGAGCTGGTGGAGATTACGATTTCCTCGGCTCTGCTGAACGAAGGTTTCAGTTTCGCGCTTCCGCAAGGTATCAAACGTTATGTTACCCTGGCGCTGGTCGGTGCCACTTCTGACGGTACATGGACTGCTGGTCTCGGCCTGGACGAGGGTCAGACAAACATGTAAGTTAAGTAGTTGACCTGAATAGTACCAAGAGTTTCGGCTCTTGGTACTTTTACTGTTTTCTGAAGGAGGGTTAAGATGGGCATTGACGTAACAAAGAATGACAATCATGTAGCGCTTTCCGCAGATGCTAAAACTGCTGTCAATACTGCGGTAACAGCTATCCGCGCGGCTTTTGCTGCGGTTGTAACGGAGAAGAAAAAAGAGAACGTACAGGCTATTCTCTCTGAAGTGATAAAGCTTCAAGAGGTAGCTTAAACCTCGTAAATTTTGCGGAGCAAAAGACCTACAATGACCGAGCGACCGAAAATCAAGTGTATTGCTTTGCGGCAATGCCAGACCAGAAATATTTCTGGCGCGATCCAGTTCTACGAAGAAGGTGAGTACGGCTTCTTCTATGAAGTTCCCAAACACTTCGTCCGCGCGGACAAGATCGATAGCTCCAGCGCGGACCTCTCGCGCATAAGCGAGCATGTCCTTCGTCAGTCCGAGGGTATTACTACCGAAGCTATGACGCAGTATTACAAAGAAGTTTACGGCGAAGATATCTCAGGCTATCCGAGAGACAAGGTTATCGACCTTCTCGTGTACGCCAGAAACAATCCCAAAGAACTTTTGTCGGCAAAAGCTACTGCGCCGATGGCTCACGAGTTTAAAGCCCCTGCGCAAAACAGCGGAAATACTTCTGGCATCAACGTAGCATTTGCCAAGGAGGAAACGAAGATTGAAGTTCCTCCTGCTGAAGAAAAAGACGAACTTGATGAACTCCTCTCAGGGGGTAAATGACAATGGCATATTCGGAAGTGGAGATAGTTAACTTGGCGTTGACCGAACTTGGAAAAACTGCGATTCGCGATTTTTCTATAACGGATACGGACCCTATTACTGGCCGGTTAGGTAAACGGGTATATCAAGCATCGAGAGATTTATTGCTGTCGGGGCATGATTGGACGTTCGCCAGAGTTACTATTGCCTTACAGCAACGTGCAGAAACTCACCCGAAAGGTGTTCTGTATGCGCTCCCTTCCGATTGCTATGTTGCCCGCCGTGTAGAGCCTCGAAGTGGTAGACCGAATACGTGGTCTGTCGAAGGACGTAGTTTGATTATACCGTTGGACCGTGTTGTTTCGCTTGGTACTCAGCCGCTTTTACGGTACACTAAGCAGTTAACTAATACCGCATTATTCCCTCCATACTTTGTCGATGCGCTTATGTATGAGATAGCGCGGAGGATAAGCAAACCGCTTACTGCAAATGCTGAGTTGTCTTCTGAGTTGAAAAAAGATGCTAAAGCTTCTTTGCTTAATGCCAAACTGATAGATGCTAATATCGGAGAAGGCGACGATCATCATCAACAAGATTTGGACTACGACACTTTTGTAGCTATAGACGTGCCGGGAGAAGCATTCAATGGCTAGAAAATATTACCGACCACATAAACGGAATTTTACCGCTGGTGAAGTAGACTCTATTCTCAGCGAAAAGATAGACTTTTCGAGATACCAAAATGGCTGCCATGAGATGCTTAACATGACAGCTTTGCCGCAAGGTCCAGCTACCCGCAGATCAGGAACTAAGTTTGTTTATGATTTGACAACTTTACTCGGCGGTGCTGTAACAGATGTTAAACCGAGATTGATACCTTTTGTGTTCAACCGGAATCAGGCTTATGCTCTTTGCTTTTTCAAGCACAACAACGGAAAGACTCGTGTTGCTTTCGTTACGAAAGATGGACTTGTGGAAAGTGCGGAACCGGGCGTCCCTTATATTTTTGAGTTTACCGGAACTCTTGACATTTGGGGAATGGATTACGCGCAGTCAAATGATGTGCTGAAGATAGCTCAAGCCAATCGCATACCGCTGGATTTCAAACGGCTCGATCATGACGAGTGGGCGGCTAACGAAATAGTTTTTACTGATCAACCTTCAGGTTCTTCGGGATGGGGAGCTTCCGATAATTGGCCTACGAAAGTTGGTTTTTTCGAACAGCGGATAGTCTACGGGGCTACGAAAGTACGCCCGCAAACATTATGGTTTTCCAAATCTGGCAATTTCGAGGATTTCGGAACTTCAGTAGAACCTGCTGCTGATGATGCTGTTACGCTGACGATGAACTCAGGTTCTCAGAATGCTATAGCTTGGATGGAAACAGCTAGGGCTTTGCTTGTCGGTACAATAGGGGATGAATGGGTCATATCCGGAAAAGGACTTGAACCGTTATCCTTTAAGTCGTTTAAGATGGACAGGCATACTCGGCAAGGCGCTGAAGATATAAAGCCTTTGATGGTTGGTCCGGTCACTATCTTTGTGGAGCTGTTAGGGAGGGTGGTAAATCAGCTCGGTTACGACTACGCGACGGACTCCTACGATGTAGTCGATTTATCCGTCCTTGCTCCGCACTTAACGGCGAAGCATAAGATAGTTGACTGGACCTATCAGAAGACCCCGAACGGCATAATTTGGGCGGTACGAGATGATGGCGTAATGTGCGCTTTAACCATGAAGCGAGAGCATAATGTTATCGGCTGGCATCGGCATGTAACGGACGGAAAGTATCTTGCGGTAACGTCGATTCCTGGGGATTTCGAATGGGATCTTTTTACTGTTGTAGAAAGGACAATTGGCGGAGTAAAGAAGTGGTATATCGAAGTAAAAGCTCACCAGTTCGATTCGCAAGATGCTAGAGACGGCAGGTTCCTTGACAGCTATTTGGAGTACAACGGCGAAGAAGCTATAGGGACTGTTACAGGACTTGAACATTTGGAAGGCAAGGAAGTTTCGATTCTCGCAAATGGGCGTGTGCACCCGAAGCGAACGGTGGTTGATGGAAGTATTACACTCGATAAGAATTTCAACTACATTGTAGTTGGATTACCATTTACGAGTAGGCTTATACCAACTCCTGGTGTAGTAACGATGGAGGATGGCTTGTCGCATTCTTTATTAAGCCGTGTAGTATCTTCTAAAGTAGCTTTGAAAGACAGTGCAGGGTTCAAAGTCGGTGTGCAGGACGCTAGGGGTAATACTACTCTTACGTATGTGCCGAAAGTAAACCCTGCTGTACCCGACAGTTTGCCCACTCCGTTGACTACGAGTATCGTTGATGTGACTTTACCAGAATCTCCAAACGATCCCGAAGCTGCCAGGACGCAGAGAGTAGTTGTGGAGCAGGATTTACCTTTACCGCTGACTGTCTTAGGCTTGACAGATAATGTGTACTATTCGGAGGCATAAAAATGTCTTGGGTTGATTATGTTCAAGCTGCGGGATATCTGTATAGTGCTATATCAGGTTATTCGCAAGGCAAAGCGCAGTCTAAGCTCGATGCTGCAAATGCCTTGGCTAACTCACAAGCTATCGCGGAAGCTGGACGGATGAACGCCAGATCCTATCTGATGATGGGCGCGATAAATGCTCAGTTAGGTATGGCCGGAGCTGCTGCGGAGAATACTCGGTTAAGAGCTATTAACGAGGAAAACGCTAAGGTTCGCTCCTTCATGGGGGATTACGAAGGTATGCTTCTTGACAACGAAGCGCTTCTTGTAATGGGAGCTGCGGATGTGGATCTGAAGCAGCTTGGCAGAAGACACGCTGAAGCTCTTGGGGATATCATCGTTGATCAAGCGTCTTCAGGTGCTATCATAAATCAGGATACTCCTGGTGATGTTATCGAATCTGTTCAGCACCAGCAGGAAATGGAGAAGTTCGTTATCCGCCGTGGCGCTGACGTGCAGATTGCGAAGCTCAAAGACGCTGCGGCTATGTCCAGGTATACGGGCAATCAGGAAGCGAACAATATCCTGTTTGAAGGTAGACTGTTCGAGCAGAGCAACATCGTCAATGCGGCGCTCAAAGGTTACGGGCTTAATGCTCAAGCTAACATAGACGCAAGTTCTGTTCTGTATAATTCTACCGTCCAAGCCTCGCAGACGTACACAACGGGAATGCAGCATTCAAACCAATCTAGCTATGCTGGAACGTCTGCGTTCTGGAACGGTATTTTCGGTGCTGGATCGTCTTTAGCCAGCTCGTATGTTGACAGCAAGAAAGAGAAAGATGGCGGAAGTTTGCTTTCTGAGTCAAATAGTTAACTACATGGTAGTTGAAAAAGGATAGGAAGTTATGCCAGCATACGACAACATAGAAGGTACAACCACAACTTTAGGATCTGGAAGCATAAGCCGAAGCGGAAGGATAGTTAGCTATTCTGGCGCGGCGGTGCATTTGGAAACTGGCGGTGTTCGCGGCGTAGATACAAGCGCTGGTCAGATTCGTACTTCTTCGCTCGGTCAATTGAACGTTCCTATGCTTCAGGCTCGTATGGTTGAAGCGGATACCAGAACGCCGGAAAAAGCTAAAGGTCCGTTGCTCGATCCTGATATCGTCATGAAAGGGTTGACTACCATAGGCCGCGCTGCTGATGAGTATGTCGAAACGATGGACAACTTTCGTACAAAGAAAGCTGATCTGGACTTTCGGCAAAAACTGTTTGACTTGTATCATGGCAAAGATAACGAAGGTGGCTACGCTCAGACCAAAGGTTTTGATGCTACCGATGGCTTTCGCGATTTCAACTCGAAAGTTGACAGCGAGATGGCTAAGTCTCTCGAAGGTCTTAGCCCCTCTGTCAGATTAAAAGCTGCTGCGCATTTTCTCTCAACCAAGGAAGCTTATCTTGAGAAAGCGTCTTCCCATGCAGCGATGGAGAAAGAGAAAATTCGCGAAGGCGTAACGCAAGCTGAACGCGATACTATCCGCAAAGAGCTTCACGCTTTCCCCCCGGATGCTATCGGCAAAAATATAGTTGGCGAGGATGGCGCGCAGAGTTACGTAGCCAGCGAACTCAAGAAGAAATTCTTCTCCACCTTCGATGTTAACGAATACGACAAGGCCAGTAAAGCGTGGGAAGGTGAACTGGCTACTGTTGGTCAAAGGTTATACCTCGACAAGAAAGGGTACACAGATAAAAAAGGTGTTTACCATATAGGCGAAGGGCTGGAAGAAGTTAAGTTGTATCGCGATTTGATGGAAAAATCTGGTGAGCTGTCTGCCGATACCCTTGTACATTTTGACAAGATGATAGATCAGTGGGAAGGGCAAGAGACTTCTAACGCTGTGCAGAATTACAACATGCGTGAGCGGCAGGAAGAGAAAATGCTCAAACGTGTCCAAAATACCACGGAAGCTGGTATGCATATGTCACTGTATAGCGGCGAGAAAGTTCTTTCGGGTGAACAGGTTTGGTCGCTTGTTGCGCAGCAAAGGCTTTCCGAGCAAGGCGCAAGATCGTATCTCGAAGCAGCTAAAAAAGTTGTTAGCGGCGAAGACGTTAAAACTGATCCTCGTGAACTAAATCGGATTAATAACCTCCTTCTCGATACCGTCGATAACAACTTTTTGACGCCTGAAGGCGAGAGCGTTATCGCGATGATAAGCAGCAGCCCTGTGCTCAAGAACGAAACGAAAATGCATCTGATGAACGATGCGGCTTCTTTGAGGAAGGAGAACATAAAGGGTTTCCGAGCGGATGCAGTTAAGCGTATAGACTCTATGATCCCAAGTACGCGGGATATGTTCGGTCGCAAGACAGACGAAGCGGAGTATAGTGAAGCGGAAGCTACGCAAGCGTATGTAAGAGCCTTTCAGGATTACCGTGAAAAGTTATCACCAAGTGAAGCCCACGAAAAAGCTCTTGAGTCCGTAGAGAAACGGTATCTAAGTCCTCAAGCCAGATTTGATAGACTTCCGGTATTCCCCGGAGTGAGCAAGGAGCTGCCAAAGCCAAGGACGAAAGAAGCGGTAGCGTCCCTGTATGAAACGATAGTAAAGAAAATGGAAAGCGGGGCTATTTCCAAAGCAGAAGTTAACGAAGCAACTATACTCGCCAAGCGCTATCTTGCTCTCATACAAGAAGGTGGTGCAGTCGAAATCAATAAGAGCAAGAGGGGCAAATGAATACTTTAGCAGGTGTGAACTATACTGATGTATACGAGGAAGAACGTGCGGCTATTCATGCTAAAGAGAACGATCCTCATGCTTTCCTCAATCGGCTCAGGGCGGAAATAGCCGAACCGCAAGCTACTGAAAATCAACTACCGGGTAGTCAAAATGGCGGCAATCTTCCGTGGGATAAACCTATATCTGTTGTTAAGAACTCGGATGGCACAACTTCTACTGTGCGGACCACATCCGTAAATATTGATAACAAAGAAGTATTGATACCTACTGTAAGCCCTGATGGGCGGGTAATGTCAGACGCGGAAGCTGTGAAGAGTTTTCAAACTACCGGACGGAATTTCGGGTCTTACGATACAGTAGAAGAGGCTAATACGGCTGCTGAGAAACTTCACGAAATGCAAAGTCAGTTTGTACCTGTAGCTGACCAGCCGAGCGATGAATACGTTGCGGAAGAAAAGAAAAAGTCTCTCAGCGTAATTAACACGCTCACTTGGGCTACTTCTCCGCTTATGGCGCTTGGTGATTTCGCAACCGCGCCAATGGGTGATCAGAACTACCCCGGAACAGGATTCACCGATGATACTATTCACGCTTTTAAAGTAGGCGGCAAAGCTTTCCTTGATCGTCTGCTGCCTAAGTACGGAGAAGAGATTACCAATCACGGTGAAGCTGTAGTCGAAAAGCACTTGCCGGAAGCTCCTGGCTGGCTAAAACCAGTTTTGGCTACTGGCGTTGAGCTGGTTGCCGATCCTACTGTCAGTCTCGGCCTTGGAGCTGCGAAGATTTTTCAAGAGGGTATGCGAGTCAAGAAGCTTCAGGCTCTTGGCGAAGAACCTCTTACCAATAAGGGTATATGGGAAGAAGGTATTGGAAAACTTCTCGGACTCGATGGCGCTATCAAAGATGATGAACTTACTCGCGTAGGTCAGCTTGCTGCAAAAGCAGATCGTGGTGATAGGGAAGCTTTCGGAGAACTTCAAAACGTAATGCAGGATCAGCGTATTGTTGATCTTACCAAAGCTGCGGATTTCAAAGCTGCTACCAATGTAATTGACGATTATAAAAGATCATTCGGGGATAAAGATGCCCCTATGCTCGTTTTCGATAAAGCTGAAAAACTCGGTAAGGAGCACAAAGATGCGCTCAAAGCTGGTTTAGAATCTGGCAGAGTACCCGACTTTGCAGGTAATATCAACCTTGCAAAGCTCAATACTCCTGAAGATGTTGATATCTTGCTCAATGAGATTCATACTCGCTTCAAGCCGGTCTTTGATGCTGCTGTCGGTCCTGCGCATACGGACGCTAAAGTACAGAAAGGCGTTGGTATGCAAACGCTTGAGGACTTGCTTGGTCGGAAGCCGCAGTACTTTGATGACTCTCAAGCCCTGGCGTTGCGGCAAGCTTTAGTAATGTCCGGAAATACTTTTCGTAAGATGGCTATTACAGCAAAGCAGACTGGCAGTGAACTCGACAAACTTGCTGCGAATAAAGCTTTCTTTGTCAACCTGCTCATCCAACAAAAGGCTACAGGCGTAGCTTCTGAAGCTGGACGTTTGCTCAGGTCATTTCAGATCGACGCTGGTAATAACTGGCAGATGGCTCGTCAAGTTAAAGCGCTTATCGAGGACAAGACAGGGCTTGATAGTCATGCTCTAAGAGTATTAAACGAGTTGGCTATTGACGATTCTATGGACAGTAGGCAGCTTCAGCGATTCCTCGACAAATCCACAAGAACTTTAGGACAGAAAGCTTTTGACAAGACGGCCAAAGGCTACGATGTTTTTTACGAGGCGTTCGTTAACGCAGTTCTTTCTGGCCCGCTCACTCACGCTGTTAACATAACATCGAATACTGCAATGCTTGCTCTCCGACCAAGTGAGAAGTATCTCGAATCGTTGTCGGCTGCTTCCCGCTTAGATATCTCGCAAGCTGGCAGGTCTCTTAAAGAGGCCAATGCTATGATAGCTGGACTCGTTGGCGGTGTCAATGATGCTTTCAGAATTGCTACAGGTAGAGCTACTAAGTCTCAGGTTAATTACCCTGAAGAACTTATGCAGATTCACGAACTGGCAAGACAGCGGGTTAAGCCTCAAATAACTTCCGAGAATTTGGGTATGCAGGGCCGGATAGGGGCGCTTGTTGATTTCCTCGGTAATATGATCAGAATGCCCGGCGAAGCTTTGATGAAGGAGGACAAAGCATTTAAGCTGATAAACTATCGTATGTCGATAAATCAGGAAGCTGCAAAAAGAGCAGCTTTCATCGGCAACAGTTCCGCAGATTCGATGGCTATTTACCGGATGTTCAGGAACAATCCTGACGAGTTTATGAAAGAACGCGCAATAGACTTGTCAAGTGTATACACGTTTACAAATCGGCTGGAAGGTAAACTTGGGGATTGGGAAAAAGCTTTGCGTACTCCTGGCGTGAATCTTATTATTCCGTTTTTCCGTACTCCGATGAACATAACCAAATTCGGAGCAAGGCATTCGATTGTCGGTAACGCTTTTAAGGATGTTGCTACAGGTGATATACTGCGAAAAACTCCGAAAGGGGATTTGGCAAGGGCTAAATTTGCTGTAGGCACTATGCTTCCTATGTCCCTTGTCGCTATGCTTGATGATAGGATTACAGGAGGCGGGGATATGAAAACGGAGAAAGGGCGATTCAAAGCAGAATTTGATGCACCGCCGTATTCCGTTCGTATAGGGGAAAAGTGGGTTTCATACGAACGCATAGAACCCATAAGAACCATTCTCGGCGTAGTAACGAACTACAGAGACGCTTGGCTTGCTGCGGAAGACATCGACGACAAGGAAGAAATTTGGGCTGTAACTGTAGCGCCATTCATAGAGGCCATTGGAGACAATGCCTTCTTTGAAGTATTCGGAAATCTCCATTGGATTCTCGACGGTGTAAGAAATGATGACTACACAGGGGTAGTTGAAAGATTGGAGAAGATAGGCTCTGCCGTAGCTGTCCCGAATATCATTTCGCAAAGTAATCAAATGGCCTTTGATGACAAGTTCAGAATGTCTGAAGGTATTCTTGAAGACATTAAAAAGCGGACTTGGGGAATTTCTAAAGAGCTTCCGATCCGACCTAACGCCTTTGGCGAACCACAATACGTTCCTAGAGGAATTGCACTGGCTGAAGTAAATCCGTTCTTGACAAGAGACGTGAAACATGATATAGTAGCTAATGAGATGGTAAGATTGAACGTCGATATTCCTAAACTACCAAAGGACTTTTCTATTAACGGTATAAAGATCGCGCTCAGTACACAGCAACGGTCAGACTACGGGGTGTTGGTCGGGAAAGGTATTGAGGGAGAAGAAGGACTCCCGCCGATGCGCGATCTTCTGAAACAGATTATGGCCTCTGAACAATTTAAGAAGAAGCCTGATTTCCTGAAGAAGGACATAATCGAATTTCAGTATCAGAACAGAAGAGAAAATGTAAAGCGTTACATGGTTCAGTCCGGTAAGTATCCTGAACTTACGCAGCAGTACGAAGACGTAAAACTGGCGCAAGAAGAATCCGCAAGACAAGGAGCAGCGCAATGACCGTTTCTAATACTTCGCCGATAGCAAGACTGAGCTACTCTGGACCAGGACGATATGACTTCGATTTCTTGGTGTACGATGTTGAACATGTTGTTGTGCAGCATATTTCAACTACCGGGGTAGTCACTCCTTTGGAGCGGTTAACGGACTATAACGTTACTTTGAATGTACTTCCTGATCCTGGCGGTTATGTAGATATGATAAACCCGACAGCTTCTGGCGGTATTGTAGAGATTCGTCGGGCTGTGCCCCTGTCCCAAGAAACTCAATGGGACGCGGAAGGCGGGTTGGATCTTGAAAAACTTGAGCAAGCGCAAGATACCAGCATCATGATCATACAGCAGATTGATGCTGTTGTTAAAGAGGGTGTAGCAGCGTCTAACTGGCGGGGCGATTGGGTCGCTAACGGAACGTTATATAGCGTTAAAGATGTAATAAAAAATACCAGCGATGGCAACTGGTACTATTGCATCATACAGCATAACTCTGCGGCTCTTTTTTCCACAGATCTTGCAGCAAGTAGATGGACAATTGCTGTAGACACAACAGGGTGGACTGCAATAAGAGACGATGCTGAAGCTGCTCAAGCTGCTGCTGAAGCTGCGCAAGCTGCTGCGGAGTTGGCGCAGGAAGCTGCTGAGTTAGCGGAGGCAAACGCTGAAACTGCTGAAACGAACGCGGAGGCTGCGCGAGCTGCTGCTGAGTTGGCTATCTCGAATAGTAAAGAGGTAGAAAGCCCTGATGGTAGTTTATCGGTTAACTATACGGCTACGAAGGTCCAATTAGCTGTAAACAAAGATTTCTCTACGCATGTATTCAACGAGATTATCGGCGGCGATGGTACACTTTCTGGTAACACAGTTACTTACAATCCTTGCAAGTGCTGGAACCATGCGCGGACTGTCTTCATGGATAAAGAAGACGCTGGATCTTACGTCATTCCTTCAGATGCGAACGCGAAGAAGTTTATCTTTCTCGTTCAATTATCTGCTGATAGTAGTTTTGCGTATCGCGGTTATGATAACATGACGGACGTAACCGCCGATTTAGAGATTGCTGCTGGAATGTATCGTTGGGTAGACTGGCGCAGGAACAATTCTTCTGGTGTCGCTATAGCCTCGTATTTGAAAAACGGTATACTTTACAATCTTAAAGCGTCTGAGTCGGCTGTTAATTCCCCTACGGCTGTTCCCGCAAACTGCAATACCGCCGTAGATCTATCTTCTTTCCTACCTATGAAAGCTGCTAACGACGTATCTTTAGTAGAAGGTACTTATATGGGCGCGTCAGGGGCTACCGACCCACAGATATTAGCAGTAGGCGTGGACGGTACGAACGCCTTGCACATGCTGTATTCTATGACTACCTCTAACGGGGATACAGACATATATTCTTGGGGTAATGGTGGATCTTCACCAATGCTGCCATTGACAAATAAGAACATATACTGGGGGCGCGGAAGCGCAGGAGCGGCAGGTACTCACAAGCTACTTTTGTACGCGATAAAACTGAGAAGGGATGCAGAATAAGATGAAAGCTATCTTTGACCAACCGCAAATAAACGGCAATATCTGTAAGCGGATAAATAGTGGCGATCCGGTAGATGGGGAGTACGCTCTCGCCATCTCGCTGCATGATCTCACAGCAAAAGACGTAGGTATATTGGCGGAAGCTTACGCAGACGTTAACGGGCATTTTGTGGCGCGTTCGGCAGAAGACGTTCAAGCGGTTATCGACGCCAAAGTTTCTAGCGTTTTGGCAGGGCTTACGAGAGCTGAAGATATACAGAAAGCACAGGACGCTGGCGAACTGAAACAGTATACGGTAGAGCAAGCGCAGCAGTGGATTACCGGAAAGATAAATGGAGCGTCTACCGTGGCAGGTGTGAAGCAAGCGGTTCTTGAGGTACTATTAAGAATGGTCCCTTATATACTCCCAAAATAAAACGACTACCGTGTAGTCAAAAAGGAGACTAAGAATGAAAGAAACACTAACGCGAGAGTCGGCTGCTTTCTCGGTATTCACCTGTCCGGTTTCTACTGACATAAAGATCAAAGGAGATTTCGTTGGCCTCATCTGGCTTGAATCTCAGATAGCCAGCGAAGACTCAACAAACGATCCTTGGGACAGAGTGCCTAATACTATGGTTGATAACAAGTCTCAGTTTGCCTTGGATATTAACGACAGTACGATGAAATATCGTTTCAATTCCCGGTTGCAATCCGGCGAAGCTATTGTCTATGCCAGTGGCGTAACCTCAGAAGACGCAGCGCTGCTCGGCGGTGTTGCTACTACGTTTGCTGGCGATACGGACGTTAGTCTGTAAGAATCTAACAAACAAATTAAAAGGAGAAAATTGTAATGAAAAGATTTCTGTTAATCACTCTCGCTGTTCTTTTCTGTTTTTCAACTCAGGTATACGCAGCGGTTGAGCTGGACGCTGACGCCAACGGCTTGGTTGACGTGAGCAAAGGTGGCCTCAATGCTTTGCCAACTGCTGACACTCAGCTTCTCCAAGCTACAGGAGTAGGTACGTTCGGATGGGCCGCAGTCATCGACGATACCAAAGGCAACGGTCATACCGAGTATTTGTGGAGCGCTGACAAAGTATTCGATCAAGTTGCGCTCAAGGTCAATCTTACCGCTCTGGACGACTCCAAGGGCAACGGGGATACTACTTATTTTTGGAGCGCGGATAAAGCATTTGATCAGCTTGCCCTGAAGGTAAACTTGACAGCGCTTGATGACACCAAAGGTAACGGCGATACAGCTTATTTCTATAGCGCGGATAAGGTATTCGACCTGTTAGCTCTCAAGCAAGACCTCGATACCGATCTTACTACTTGGGCTGGGGTAACGCCTTCAGCTAACGGTCAATCGCTTGTTTCTGCTGCTGACTATGCTGCGATGAAAGCTCTGCTTGATCTTGAAGCAGGAACCGATTTCAACGCCTATGACGCGGATCTGGCGGATCTTGCGGACGGCGTTTTGGCAGCCACCAAAGTAGGTGGGGCAAAAGTAACAACTGCCAGCAAAGCTGCAAACTATACCATCGGAGCGGATTCGGCTGATGAGGCTTACGGGGGAACGGTATACGTAACGAGCGCGGCTACAATAACAGCTCCAGCGGTTGCGGCAGGTATGAGTTTCAGAGTTGTCACTATTGGCGCTATCGCTGTAAGCCTTGACGTTAACTCTGCTGACAGGATGTATCTGAACGGCACCGCGCTGGCAGACGGCGATAAAGCGACGAACAATTCCACTACAGGTGATTCTCTTATGTGTCAGTATGAGAGTGCTGCTGGTTGGTATTGCTGGGCGGTTGCTGGAACTTGGACAGACGGCAATTAGTCCAGGAAAGTTGTTGTCAAGTAGCAGCTTACTTAGCTGCTACTTTTGACTACACGGTAGTTGAACTTTTTATTTGGTGCAATTCATGAGCAGAGTGTCATCTACTGTAAAAAGCACAAAACGATATAGCGTTAGAAAGCCGTTAGACAGGTCCACTGTTGACGGCTTGCCATCGCGTGATAAGCTGGTTCTTTTCTGGAATGGAGTGACTGATACTATCGGCGAATCAAGCATCCTTTACCAGTCCGGTGATGCCTCAACCTGGCAGACTACGGCAGTCTGGGGATTCGAGCGCACCGCTGCAACCATCGCCATTGATACCGCTCTTGGCGGTGGTATCCT